TTGCAAGATTAAAAGCCATCTGAGCTGTTATAGTGTAATCTACTAGCTTATCATTGACGCTAGTTTTATAAGTTAGCTGATTGCTTGTAATTGTAATAGGCGTTACATTAGACTCATAATTCATCCACACTTGCTGAGACATTAATAGCTGCTCTAATACTGGATTCATTCCCTGATCCATATAGCCTGTATTCATAGTGATTGACTGAGTGCCTATGGTTCTGAGAGTTCTTACTGAGTGCTTGTTAGTAGAGTAGCTCCCTGTGCTATCAACTAAAGACCGCTTGTAAGTCTCTGAACTAGTACTAACACTTTCTATAGATTTTTTAAAGAAGTACATATCTTGCAATGCTCCAAACTTGTTTACAAAGGTCACTAAGATAGGTGTGTATCTAGCCTCGCAAACTCTCTTTATAGTTACTGACTGTCCTCCTGCTGATGCTGTAGTATCTGATGATCCAAAAGAGTAATAGTTTATAGCTCCTGAGCTTTCTTCAGGTATTCTTCCTGCTTGTCCTTCTAGCCAGTACATTGTTGTGTTACTTTGCAGCAGACTTGCTGATGTTATAGTAGGATTAGCACCATCTAAAAACTCTCCATAGCCATCAAATCCCTTATGTGAGAAGCTAACTGTAGAACCTACCTGTGCATCACTAGAATCGTAGAACTTTATATCTCCTGTAACGGTTAGCACTTGAGAGGTGTATGTTCCATCAAATGTTATGTCTAAGTAATCTCTTGCTAGCTCGCTGATTTCAAATAATGCTCCCTCAGCAGAATCTACATCTTTTGAGAGTGTATATCTTAATGTGCCATCTATGAAAAGCTCCATAGTAGCTGTTGCTGAACCTGCTTGAGTGTTGTATTCGTAGTAAGGTGATCTGAGTAATATATTTGCCATTATGTCGTAAAATCTAATAAGTCATCTAAATCTAAATTGAATTTATCTATAAGGTCAGCAGGAAGTCTCTCAAAGGCTTTCTCAAAAGGCTTAGTAAAAAACAAAGAAGGCTTAATGCCTTTCTCCTTAATAGATCTTGCTAGAATAAATCCTATGCTTTTGTATGTTCCCTTAGTGTATCTTCCTTTCTCATCTCTTAGTCTGATATTCTTAGCTTTTGCCCACTTAGCTAAAGGCTCAGAAGGAGGCTGTTTATTAGTAAAAGAAAATATCGTGTTATACTTCTTCTTTGTACCTGATACCCCCTTATCTACATAAGCTCCATAAGGCAGCATATAGAACTCTAAAGAAAAGCTATTAGCTGATACGTTTAAATCATATCCTAGAGAGCCGTATAAGTCGCTAGAAACATTTTTCTTTTGCTTAGACAGATTAGTCCTAGCTTGCTGTATCACATACTTAGCAAACTTGTTTAGCTCATCTTTGGTATTCTTTAGCTGCATTAGCAAACAGATTGGTCATTGTTAATCATTATATCAAATGTAGCTGCCCATCCTGCTAATAGGTTTTCAAATCTATCTGTAAAAGGCTCAAATGATACATCTCCTATAATCTGATAACCCTCTCTGTAAAGGTCTCCTATTCTTATCTTTTGCAGTAGTTTATTAAGTACCTTGAATTGAGCATTAAGCACATCTTGCTCATTCGTATTACCTCTAAACCAGTTTGTAGTTGGCTTCTTCTCTACATTAACTAAGTCCATAGCTAAGATGCTAACATTAAAAGTAAGTGTCTGCTCTGAGGATGTAATAGAGTTTACTATAAGGTGTCCTAAAGGAAAGATAGTCTGTTTGTTTAGATCTACATCAGAGATGTCTCCATAAGTAACTGTGTTGATGTATTCATCTGCTATAAGTAAATCCTCTATAAGGTTTGTTATTAAATAAAAGCCTCTTGCTGCTTGATAACTCATTTGAACTTGCTTTTTATTTGTTTAGATTCTAATTCTGATTTTTCTTTTATGAATGACAATGCTAATAGTGCTTTATGTACGTTTAGTTGAGTGATATCTTCATATCTTGTAACATCTCCTTGAGCGAGCGTGTAAATAGATTGATACCATCCCCACTTCCTGCTAAATTGAGATACTGCTGTAAAGCTGTCTCCTCCTTGTGTTCCAAATAGTTCAGAATAGTCGTTGATAAGTCTATCCCTAAATGATAAAAAAAAAGCACAGCACCTAGAGCAGCATCTAATGGCATATCTTTCATTACCCCAGTATCACTAGCATTATACTCCTCAATAGAATATCTTTCTCCGTATTTAGTCTTAATAGGTCTGTATAGAACTCCCATAGCTTTGTCCATCATCTCCCAGTCCGACAAATAGTTATCAAGATCTACATACTCCCCAAAAGATATATCTTCTAAGTTCGGCACAAACCCATACTCCACTCCATTTAAAAAGAATCTACGTCTAAGTGCAGGCTTTTCATTAAACATATCTGATAAGATACTACAGATGCCATTCACATCTGATAGCTTTAGGTTCATCACCTTTGACAAATTAACATTGCAAAAGATCTCTATCATCTTGGAGGATAGGAATCTCTCATCTTCTGACTCCTTCTGTATCTTTAAGAATTTCTGATACTGTCCTAGAGTAATCTCAGAAAGTTTATCAGGTACTGTAATATCTATCTTCATATCTATATAACGTATAAATCAAGTTTTTTTTAAAAATAAAAAAAAAGAGCAACATTTCTGCTGCTCTCTTCCCCAATTAAACAAAAACAAAAATCAACCTATTCCCATCAAGCTATCTGCAAATTTACAAAGCAGTAGAAAGATGAAGGTCAAAATGAAAAAAGGTGTGGTTAAAAAAATGTAATCTTTCATAATACTTTAATTTATAATAAACTTGCTTCAAAGCAGGCATCGCTGCACCAGTAATCGCTATAATCGCTTATAGGTCTGCCACATTCGCAGCATTCTCTCTCGTAAACATCAGGAGGTGTTAGCTCTCTGTCAGGTGTCCAATCGTAGTTTTTCATAATACTTGTTTTTAATGTTATAGCTAATTTATAACTATTTTTTTAATTAACAAATAAAAATAACTTTTTTTTTAGCTTACTGCATATTTTCCATAGTTAGGTCTAGAGAGGATGTTATATGTAGCATATCTTAAACTATCAATAGTGTGGTCATTACCTTGCTGAGGCTTATTAAGCAGCTTTCCTGTACGATCTTCTTGCCACTTATAGTTACGCATCTCTCTTATTAGATTGTCGCTCTGAGGGTCTATAACTAGCTTGTATCTCTTTAGTAAGTCGATTCCTGCTCTAATACTATCTTGCCCTTTTATTGTGGGTCTTACCATATTGCCCATTCTTCTGAGTTCCTCTATCAATCTAGGCTCTGCTGAATCTATGTAAACATATTCCTCTAGGTTTTGCTCTTGTAGGAATCTATGAATGTCTGTTGTGGTCATCATTGTTCTATAGAGCAGCTCCTTGCAGTAGAGTGTGTAGTCTTTTTGATATACCTCAACTAAGCTGCTAGGATCAACAGAATATCCTATATCCATACCATATCCTACTAGCTGTGCATCCTCAGGTCTCTTGCCTTCTGTAAAAGTAAATATAGTAGCTTTGCTTATCCCTTTAAGTCCTAGTCCATATATCTGCCAGTACTGCTCATCTGTTTCTTTTAGCCTTTCTATTTCCTCTACTAAGCTAGGATCTAAGAAAGGATTATCTGTGTAGTTAGTTATGTAGAAGTCGCAGTCATCTCTAGTTAGTATCTTGTCGTATATGAAGTGAAATTCATCTGATGGGTTAAAGTCAATTATTATCCTACCCTCTGTTCTAAATACCAACTGATTCCATTGCTCGTATGTTAGCTCGTTTGCTTCATTACAGAATAGCAAATCCCTTTTTCTACCTCTTACTTTCTGTGGAAAATCTAAAGAGATAAATTCTACTAGGTTTCCAAAGAGTTTATATTCTGAGTTTGTTTTGTTATGATATTGCTCTGAGTATATCTGATGCTTCTTTAGGATTTCTAAGAAGTCTCTCATTACTGTGGCTCTAAGAGCAGGAAAAGTGTTTCTACAGATTGTTATAGTCTTGTCTGTGTTCTTGTCGCAATAGTCAAAGATAATCCAAAGCAAGATGTTATAGGTCTTGCCTGATCTTGTCCCTCCCTGATGTGCTACTATCTTTTTATCAGATTTTTGCAGAGAGTGAAAGACCTTATTCGTCCTTATCTTCAAATTTATTGACAATTTCTATTTCTATTTTATGTGGTGATCCATCAGCTCCTGTTATCTCTTGCCTTTCTACATAGCCTCTATACTTTCCTTTTGTTCTTAAGTAAAAGAGTATCTCATTTGTTTTGCCACTTTTTATGTTCTCTAATAGCTTGCTTTCTGCTAAGTCTATTAATCCCTCTTGTATTTCTTCTACTGCTTGTGCAAAGTCCTCATCACCATCTTTCCAGTTATAGAATGTTTTTCTAGCTATGCCTGCTGCTTTGCAAGAGTCCTGCACATTGCCTAAGTTATTGGCAAATACTTCTAAAAACTTCTCTTTATCTCTCATTTGTGTGTAATTTGTATAAATTAATGCTCGCCCACATAGCTCATATCTAAGTCTGAATGGTTTAATCTATCTTATTCTATTATGGCTTCTTCAAACATATCTCTGACTTGATTTGCTAACTGGTCTATATCTTCAGGTAGTAAGTAGTCTAGCTTGCTTTTAATGTAGTTAATCTTTAGCTCTCTAGGGCTTTGGTCATCCTCATCTATGGTAATAGCATCTAGCCACTTGTCTAAGTTCTTGTTGTATCTTCTGTATATTTCAAAACTCTTTACTGAGTGTAGTATCGTAGCGTGGTTTAGTGGTTTGCCTCCTACTTTAATATGCCTCTTAATGCTACAGTTTCTTTGCTCGTAGTACTTACTAAGAACATAGAATAGTAATGATCTTGCTTCTATGTATTCTCTTTTTCTTGTTTTCTTTAGGATATCGAATCCTGCTAACTTGCTAATCTGCTTAGCTACTTTTACTTCAGTGGTCATATTATTTATTTTTAACAAAAGTACCATTTTTCATTTCGCCAGTTCTATTAGAAATTTCATCATAAGCAGACTGTATACAAGTTTCAATGTCTGTACCGACAAGTTTAGCGAAATTAGTAAGTACAACAACACTATCACCAATAGCATCAATAATACCTTTTCTATCATTTTTAAGTAATGCTTGGGCAAGTTCTCCTGTTTCTTCATATAGTTTAATTAATTGTGTTTTAGGATCCCCTTTATCATATATACCTCTTTCATTTGCCCACGATCTTATATCATCAAAAATATTATTTTTTTTGTTAGCTGAATAATAATTAAATAATGACTGATTATATATAAATCTTTCTTCAGAGTATTGAGATTTATGATTATTACTCTTTATCCACCTTAACATATCTTCATTTAAATATATTCTTGTTTCATTTACATCTATATATTTTGGAAAATTATAAGTATGTATGTTCTCTTTATTGCTATTTATAAATGTAGTAGTGTGTGATGTTTTGTATATTTTACTTTGCATACTTCTAGCTTTAAAATAAGGATTTATATCTATTTTATAATTATATTTTTTTTGTAACTCTATTTCTTTTTCTGATGCTTTTTTAATACTTGGTGTTTTATATAATACTATATATTTTTTATATCCCTGTTGTTTTTCTACTCTGTTTTTTAAATCATTAGTACATCCTATTTTTTTTATTTCTGGAATATGATATATATAATACATTTAATTTTTATTTAAAAATTTGTTGTATATATGTAAGTTGTGAGCAAAATGATAATATGTTCCTATTTCAATGTTTATTTCTTTACAAACTAATTCTTGCAATTTGCTAAAACAATATTGATCATTACAGAATCCATACCATAAATCATTAGAACGCATTAAAACACTCATATTTAATTTATTATTTAATATAGTAAATTGAATAGCATAAGTACAAGGAGTATCATATTTATAAGTGTTTATTTCTTTGCCATCATATATAGATATAGCTGCTTGCCTACTATTTTTGTCCGATTTTAAAATATCTATGACCTTAGACAATTGATTGTTTCTTTGCCACTGCCAGCCATAATTTGACCTAACATTTCCATTTTTGTCCATCATATTATTCCATATAGGAGCAAAAGAAGCTATATTTTTAGCATTAGGATCACCACTTAAATACCATTGCCATTCTCTTTTAGCATATTTAATAGAAAAATTTCTCCACTCTGTTTTAATGTTATTGTCTAATGGATTTAATATTTCAAAACTTTGATTAAACAATGCTTTTGTGTTATTAAAATTGACACCATACTTAGATATATATGAATAATAAAACTCAAAAGCTTCTTGTGCATTATTATAAATCATCTTTATTATAGTTATTTAATGCAGCTAAATATGCTACCGCGTCTAACAAATTATCTTCTTTATGATTAAATGATTCTCTTGACAATTTTAAAGCAACTAAACACATATACATATCTTTAGCTGTAATATCTTTACCCGTAGCTCCAGATGCTATCATAGCAGCTCTTTTCATTCCTTCAGAAAAAGGTCCATACATTCTTTCTTTTTCTTCTGATCTTTCGTTTACTATTTTATTTGCTTCTTCTAGTATGTTCATAATATTCCCTCTAAGTAATATTGATCTAAATCTGTAGCTTGTAAAAAATACGTATCATATATTTCTATTGCTTTAATAGTTTTTTCTTTTCCATCTAAGTAAAATTCTTCTGAGCAATGGAAAATTCCAACATCTAAACTTCCTTTATCCATAGCAATAAAAGTGAAGTCTTTGTAATCTATTCCATATAATTCACAATATAAATAACACTGAACAGAGTATCCATATTTTTTAGCACTATAAGGAAAAGCTTTTATATCGCTTGTAGACTTTAAATCAATGATTTTATTATTACCTAATACATCTGCTTTAGCTCTAAAAGGCATCCCCATCACCTCTCCTATCATTGGTATCTCAAACTCTGCATCTTGTATTAGCTTTAGTGCCTTCTCGTTTCTTAGAAAGGCATCAGCTAGTCTCTCAGCATCTTGCTTTTCCTTTCTAGTAAACACCTTACCGTGTTCCTCTTTCGCTAACTTGTAAGCCTTAGAGTTCTTGCTGTCCACATCTACAAATATCTGAGAGGCAAACACATCAGGCTCTAGTATAGCTGTGTGAAATAACCAGCCATCTCTTAGTGCTTGACTTTCAGGATTACCGTACTTAGTAACATTGTAATACGTCTTAGGACTTGTAAGCAATAGTTTTAAAGAAGAACTACTAAGAGCTGCTTTTGATAAGTAACCGTAGTAGAACTCATCTGAGTGCATCTGCTCTATAAGCTCCTTTTTGTTATGCTGTGTTCCATCTAGTAATGTTATCATCTTACTCTTTATTATTTAATGCTACTGCTATTCCCATAACAAATCCAAAAATGCCAAAGGCTAGCATATATATTACACATCCCATTAGTTCTGTAGTTTTTCTTCACATCTTCTAGCTCTTTCAATAGCTCTAATCTTATCAGCTCGATATGTGGAGATAATCTCTAATAGGTCATCTCTTTCTCTCTTTAGCTTGAGATTGTAGAAAGCTATCTCATTCATAGCCTCCATCATAGAATTTAAGTCAGGGTTCTTTTTAATCTTAGACCACTTTAAAAGCATAGAGGACACTAAGTTGAAGTTATTCATATACTTAATATCCTCAAGAGTTTCTAATTTTAGATAAGTAGTTTCCTTATCAGTTCTTGATTGTATCATAATGTTGTATTTTTTAACAAATATAAATAACTTACTCAAAAAAGCAAATTATTTCTCTCTAAAAGTTGTGTAGCAAACAGCAAGTCTTTGCTGCTCATCAGGATATTCAGCTCGCATAGTAGAGTTACTCATACATCTTTGTATGTAGTCTTTCTGCTGCTCTCCTGCTTTAGGCTTTGGAATCGGCATACCTTTCGTTTTTAAGTTTAGTTATCATCTTTTGACAGTAGCAAGCAAAGTCTAAGGCTTCCTCCTTAGCGTGTTGCAGCCACTCTTCTAAAGGCTCATTGCTATTATAGAGTGTAGTGCCA